CTGTATAAAATACATGTTCATAATTATACTTATATTCATGTATTTTATTAGCCTTTATTATAAATTCCTCTTTAGTTGATAATGGTGTTCCAAAACATTTAGGACAACCAACTCCATTGATATGACTTTTAGCAAGCTGATCAAATTTTCCATGTATTGGGCAAATTATAGTAACTTTTGAATGTGAATTAATATACACTGTTTCACTATAATCATATTTTATTTTTTGTATTAATTCTGATTCTTTAATAAACACATTATGTTTTTTACATAGTTTATTTTTGGAAGAAATTTTTCCGCATTTTGGACAACCTTGCCCCTGTTTATGGTACACAGGACATTGTTCAAAACGTCCATGAAATGGACATATAATTATAATTTTTGTTTTTTCATTTACATATATAGATTCAGAATAATCAAATTTTAAATTATGTATAACATTTGATTCACGAATAAAAATTTCAATATTACTTTTTTGTTTTAAACTAGACTGTTCATAACCACATTTATTACATCCATACTTGAAATGGTTTGATGGTGTTTGTGCAAAACAACCATGAATTTTACATATGATATTAATTTTTGTAGTTGAATTTATATAAATTGCTTCTGAATAATCAAATTTATCATAATGTATATCTTGTGCTCGTTTTTTAAAATATTCGGTGTTATAAATACCCATAGCTGATTGTCTCCGATGACATTAGAGCAGTTGGGTGCTGATACACCGCGAACTGCGTTTATTTTTAGTGAAAAAGTAAATATGTTCCAATACAGTTTGGATCAGTTGCCGAAATATCTCCCTCTCCCGGTGCAACCACCACGTTTACCTTTGTTTTTCCATCTAGTTCATGGGCCATTTTCTTTTCCATAAATTCTTCATATGATAAAATTGTATCCTTGTCAATTTTATATTTATCAGCTAATCTATCTTTGAATTCATCCCATGCTTCAGGGTTTTTAAATTGAGTAGCTCCTTCTGCATTCTTAATGATTTTATTTCCTTCACGAGCAATTAAATCAAAGAACATATCTTTAGGAACAACTTGACTATATTTTGCAGCATTTGGGCCAGTAATATTAACTAACTTGCTTTGAGTTGATAAGGCACCAGCACTAAAATTCAAAACAAAATTTTCTGGTCTATCTTTTGAGTTAGCAGCCGAAGCAATTTTTGTATATGCATAAAACAAGTTGTTGGGAAATGATCTTGCTACCCCAAATGCCATATTCATATATTCTGGACTAAAAAAATCTCCACTATCATGAAATCTGATTGCAACCTTTACTTCAATATTATCTATATTTTTCTTTGGATTTAAACTCCATTTATCCCAATAATCAATTGCTTTTTGAATTTCTCTACTCAATTCAGAAGCGAAACCCTCTGGATCGTTCAATAAAAAATTCAAGGTCTGGGTTTGTTTCATACTTACCGCTTTAAACATTATATAACTTCCTTTCTTTGCATAGCAAAAAGTTTTGCAAGCACCAGCACCCGGACAAGTATCAACAACTACAAAATCTCCAGTTTCTTCATTAACAGCTAAACCTTTTAATGCAGGAAGACCAACATTATAATATTGATCGGCTGTGCCATCACTATGTTTCATTTTTTCATTTTGTTTGAGTAAGGATGTTGGGCGTCTTGTAATTGCTTTTTTTAAAGCATCTAAATCATAATTTTCTCCAGATTCATTTTTAATTTCTATATTGTTACCATGAATATATGGAAGATTATAAGTATCCATTTTATCTGGTTCGTTGTTTTTAATTCTACCGATATAATCTTGTAACTCTACTTCTGGAGCTACACGATATTTGGAACCCAATCCAAAATCAGCTTCATCAAGTATTTCATCTTCGTCCAAATCTTCGGCTTCAATATTATTTTTTGGATAACCCTTCTCTATAAATCTATCTATAGGAATAATTGTTAATCCATTTAATTTCGTCTCTAAAATTTCCCAAGCTCTCATTTTTAAATCTCCTAAGTTATTTATCCATTTGATAAATAAGAATGCAGTTCACGAGAATGCAATCTCCAACTGCTCTAACGCCCAAGGAGGCAATCAGCTATGGATATTTATCCTATCACCTTTTACCAAGACAATAGATTTTATGTTTATATGTATTTGCGGTCTAAAAAATCACAAAACGGCGATATTGGATCACCTTATTATATTGGTAAAGGTTCTGGAAATCGAGCTTTTATTAAACACCAAAAAGGAATATCAATTCCAAATGACATTAGTAAAATTGAATTTATTTATGAACTTATGACTGAAAGGGATGCCTTTGAATTAGAAAAATATCAGAGGATCAAGTAAAAGAAATTTATTGTTTATATACAGAAACAAAAATGACTCAAAAAGAAATAGGAGTATTATTTAATTTAACCCTTGGAACAATAAATAATATTATTACAAGAAAGTCTTGGAAGAATGTAATTTTAAATACTTAAGCTAAATACAAATGACTCCAAAAGAGTTTTATGAGTTTAACAATGCTCGTAGTCGGTTAGAACCGAAAAGAGGTATAACAAAATGGGACGCCCAATTAATAATCAAAAATTTCTAGGAGCAAACGCTCCTCATCAGATTCAAGCAACTGTATACGGACCAGCCGATTCTGGATCAACTGCTGGATACTTATCTAAACAAAATTCTCCACATCGTTTTATGGCAACCACTGTTAATGGGACCAGTCTTACTCCTTTTGTAAATGGTGCTGGTAACTTAGTAGTCGGGACTTCTTATGTTAAAGTATTTCCAGAAGGAACACAACCAACAACTCCTGCAACTGGAACAGCAAATTTAAAAGCAATTGCTGCGACAAAAATTGTTTTTGGTGGTTCTGGTTACAATGCAAATGATTATATTACTCTTGTTGGTGGTGTTAATACTTCCAATGCAAATGTAAAAGTCTTAACAGTTAATTCTGGAGCAATTGTTTCAGTGTCTTCTCCGGTTGCTGGAACTCAAGGATATACTGTTCTTCCTGCAAACGTAGCTGCTATTCCAACTGCTAATTCAACAGGAAATGGTTCAGGAGCAATTATTGGATTCAATTTTGGTGTAGAATCTGCTGGTGTTGTTAATGGCGGCGCAGGTTATACTTCGGCTGTTTTTGTAGTTGGAGGAGAAACTGTTGCACCTACATTTACCCAACCAACAGTTGGTGGTGGTGTGGTAGCAACCGGAGCAGTTACAGTTTTAACTCCCGGTATTGTAAATGTAAATCCTGTTGTTACTATCGAAGGTCAGGCTGGAACAACAGAATATGTTAAAACATTAACCAGCATGAATTATCTTAATACATATCAAGGTAATCAATACAAATGGTTTTATAAAGATCAACCAATTCCATCTGATTATGCAACTCTTGGAGTTAAGGCTGCATACTTAGACACTATCTAAACTATAATTTTTAAATACTTTAAAAGGAGCTATTTAGATAGCTCCTTATTTTTGCACTAAAATTATAAATACTTATGAGGGTATAAATATGGCCGATGAAAAAACAGTGGAAGTTACTAAAGAAGTAACCGAAGATAAATCTAAAGAGTTAACACCCAATTCTTCTGTGGTTATTCATCAGACTACTCAACACACAGAGACAAATAATTGGGATAAACCTTTTTGGCGTAGTGTATTTTCCACTGAATATGGAACTGGCAGCACTTCCAGAATATCTTCAATGATTGTTATCTTAGTGTCTTTGGGATTAGTATCTTATTTGGTCATAAAAAATAATATTATCCCGGCAGATTTGTTGGAATTTGGATGGTTTGCCTCATTATTAATAACTGTTGTATATTCTCCATCAAAAATAGCGGAAATCTTCAAAACTATTTCGAAGACACCAAAGAAATAATTATTTACACAAATCCTGTGTTAATTTTATTTTTTCAAGAATTACTTCTGTATTAAGACTAGCCCAAATTCCCGGATGTAACGGTTTTGGATATTTTTCTATATTTGTCCAAGCATAACCACTATGTTCCGAGTTAAGAGTTGGAATAAATTCATTTTCAATTACAAAAATAAAAGAATGATATGTAAATTCTTCATCCATACTGGTGAATGTTTCCAAGGGAATTTGTTTTAATACCTCTGGAAACTCGCCAATTTCTTCTAATAATTCTCTACGCAGTCCATTAGACACATTTTCATGCGAGTTTAGTTTTCCTCCAACAAGCCCCCAAGTATTCTTAGTTCGTGTGTTATTACGAAGTAAAAATAAAAAATGTTTGGATTTAAATGCGTAAAAAAGAACACCCGCTGCGATCATAGTATTATCTTACCTCCATATTAATAAGATCGGGGTGGTTTGGTTTAAAATCTGTTACATATTCACCATCTAACATATGTCTATATGCCTTCCAACCAATATATTTTCCGTGTCTTACATCATCACCCTCTGCTACACAAACATGTTCAAACGGAGATGCGTGTAATGGAACATGATAACGAAGTCTATTATATAAGTTTATATCTTCGTTATAATCTCGTATTCCTTCTTGAGTTAAATATGAAGTTCTAGCACAACGACCTACGGAGATTTGTATAATAGCATCGCACAATGATGGAGATACTGCATTAACTCCAATTTGCTTTCCTAACCAATTGAAAATATCTGTATATTCTCCTTTACGAATATATGGTGTATGCCATTCACCCGGTTTAATAATTTGTGGAGTTGAAGTAAAATATTCCTTTTGTGCCATATATGCTTGTTTTTGAATTTCTGGTTGAGCATCTGGATGACATCGTAATGCAAAATAATTTGACCAAGCGTGAGAATCTCCAGTTACACAAACAGTTATCCATGACCAAGGTTCAATAAGTCTATTCACTATTTGTTTATGAACATTTAATCCAAGACCAGTGCCTTCGCATATACAACAATCTGATTCTATAATACCTTCGCCGTTACATATTAAACATTTTTGTGATGCCATTTCTGAAGCAATACGAACTGCCTCATCCCTTGCTTCAAGCCATTTTGCAATTGCTTTTTCACGTTTAATACCAGTTAGTTCTTCGTTTGCTTGCATACCAGATTGATTGATACCCCAATGTTCTGGAATGAATGGGTCTTCCATTACTTTTTGAACTGTTTTCTTAAACGGAATAGCTCTGCTGCTTGATGCATTACGAGCAAAGGCACAATGTGTATTGAATTCTGAATGTACAATTCGTGGATGTGTCAATTGCATTGTTGTTAGACGGTGATCATTGCATATAGAATCCGCTATTATTTTTGCTTCAAACATTTAAGAACTCCTCGTTTGTTTTTCATTGGCCATTTATTTTTAAAGATTGGTATTCTTCATCTGTAAGTGGTGCGATATTTCTACTTTCAAATAGCATATCTAAAAAGTTACGGAAATGTTCCAAAGATTTATTATCAATTGTTTTTGTTTCAGCTTCAAAAATTAATTTATCAACAGAAGAATCTTCGTTTGTAATTAAAAAAATTAATTCGGGAACATAGGTAACTCTATTTAAAGATGTAATTTTTTTTATTTGTCTCATTACTTTTCCTTTTTTGGAAAAAAATCCTTTCCATATATTTTTTCCTTGTCTAATCTATCATTTCTATCATTAGCTCTTTTTAATTCTTTTGCAATAGGTTCAATAGTCCAAATTAAACCACCAAGCATTATTATAAAAATTAACATATCCATATTTTAATATCCTTGTTCTTCAAGTAAATTTATATTCAAAATTACTAAATATGCATATGCATAACTGTGAGATTTGCGGAATGTATAGCCATCATTATTTTCTCTATTCCATACTGTTTTACTAATAATATTCCAAGGCAAGCCTTGAAGATGTTTTTTACCGGGTCTTATTATAGCTAAAAACATCGATAGTTTTTCAATAGAATCTATAGGTTCCGATAACTTCTTAATCATATCAGAATAGTTGCTAATATGCACGAGTTTATTTACAAAATCTTTTTCAAGTAATTTTTTCCAATTTGGTTCTCTCGATATAAGTTCTTCAAGATGTGCAGGGGATTTTACCATTTTATATACAGATTGATTAAGAAAATCTATCTTAAAATAACCAAGTTCTTCTGATTTTTTATAATTAATACTGGCTAAACCTGTAATTGGATTTTGTGGAGCTAGTGTTATATAAACTCCCGATGGATGTTTAGAACCATTTTCCAAAATGGCCGCAGTATGATCTATATGAGAAAGTATATCGTTTCTTGAAGGAAAATCTAAATCTACATCCATTATAGTTCCGCATCCTTACATATTTTTGTAAATTGTGTTACTTCCATTGGATATTTTTCAAGCTGTATTTGCCATCTCGAAGGATCAACCCATGCCCATACTAATTCTAAATCACCTTTATTCAATGATTCTAACCACCCTCTTCCACTCTCACTACAATATATTACCCAACCACTCACCCATGCTTTACGAACATCCGTTAATATTCTGGCAGTTCCAGCTTCAACAAAATATTTGTTATATGGTTTATTAACTTCTTCTCCCCATGATATTATTTTTTGAAAACTTCTTTGAAATGCATCCCAATTATCTTCTATAAAAACATAATGTTGCAAGAAACAATCATATATTTCATCTTTATTCCATTGATCTATTGAAACATTTAATTTTAAAAGCCAACTAAGATATTGTTTCGGATTTAAACATTTAATATCTATAACAAAATGACCCCATTTAAGACATGCAAGATAAAAATTGCTTTTTCTAAAATCTTCTTCGTCATTCTTTTTATCATTACCAAAATATGTATGTTGGATGGAAATAAATGCTTCAAATCCTAATCTTGAAAAAGTAGCATCTTTTTGATTAAATCGTCTGCGCTGTTCACACATATGCATTGTTACTGTGTTTTCATTTGAAAAGGTTCTTTCACAGAATTTACATTTAAATGAACCACGTGGTTTAATAACAACGGATTCTTTTGAAGTCTTAATATATTTTGGCTTTTTTATAGGTTTTTCAGATTTTTTTCGTCGAACCCGCGTTGCGTTTTCAGCCATTCTTTTATTTCCTCTTTTGAATTTACTCGTAGCATTAAATCAATATCATTGCTTTTACTATCTGGAAAACATTCCATTAAAATATTTCTTAAAGAATTACTGCTTTCTCGTTTTGCATTACCAAGCCAATAATGTTTTTGTTTTCCAATGCTTGGAGAAGCCGCACATATACATAACCACTGTAATTTTTTATGCTTTTGAATATCCCAAAAATTTGAATTAATATATTCATTTGTTGCAATAGTATAATATTTTGATATATCAGTAATCCCTTCGACTGTTGAAAACCATCGCATCAAAAGATAAGGTGAAAATTGTTTCTTTTGATCATTGGTTAGACGATCATAAAAATTATAATCTTTTTTGTCTGCTGCTGACATAATATTCCAGATAGCTAATTTATCATTATACTCTTTTTTTGATTTTATTGCCATTATTTAATCTCTTTAGAATTTTTTGTAGATACATCTACTATAGCTTTATATATGGCTGTTACATGATTTCATGTAGCTCCCATATACCCATTGTATTCATTTGGAACATTTATATCCCATCCTTTAATTTCTTCCCATATTGCCATCCAAACAAGATCATCAAACATATATGGTTCTGGATTAGAATAATTATGGGACAT